TTATGATTCTGACAAATATTTTATTAAACTCTCCTTATCTTTAAAAAGCCTTTTATCCCATTGTGGATAATTGTTTCTGGGTACACTTAAACCGTCATACAGCTTGTAAACCATCAAAAAACTGCGATCTGCATAGGATGTTTCGATAGTTATTTTACTGACGGTTGAATAACAAATATCGTCTCCACTTAGATAGCATACACTATCACCTACATTAAACTCTGTATCTATATTCATATCTACTTTGTTATGAGGGTTATTGTATTGCTTCATCAAGATAACCTATTGCATCCTCAAGTGAGGAATATGCTGAATCAAGGTTATCAACTGCATCTGACATTTTCTCACCTTTCTCGCCATCTTGCAGTGATTCAGGGAGATTATCATATGCTTCTTGCTCTTCATCCTTAATCTCTTCGATTTCAGTTTGCAAATCCAGCAACTGATCTCTGATGTCCTGAATCCTTTTACGTCTGTCTTTATTCATATTTACTTAGTTATTCGTTATCTAATCCTATGCAAAATTCCTCTCTCGTCTCGTTCCCATAATTGGTATGTAGGGCATTGAGCGCATTCGTGATTTTGTCCGCTTCATCTGCATATACTTCACAATCCCACCTAATTGTAGTTTTAGATGGTAACTTTATTACAGCAAGAAGTGTGTCTAAATTGTCAACTGCCTCTTGAATCTTATCTAAGCATTCCTTTCGTGTCATAATATTCATTTCTTTATTGTATTGAATATACTAATAATCCTCGCCTTCATCCTCAAAATCAGCATCGAAGCAGAAGTCTTCATCAATGTCAACCTCAATCTCTTTTTGGGTAAACATGAGGTTAAACATTAATATCTCAAAGCTGCTGAGTCTACCTAAGTCCATGCAAGTTTTAAAATCTTTTCCATTAAATCTTATCCATGATATAACTGCCTTACCATCTCTTGATGATGGTTTATACAAATTGATATTAATACCTTTGTCGTACCTATCATAGTTTGATTTATTAGGATTTCCAGCCTTAATCCTAATGAAAGAATTGTATTCCGTTTCAAAAGAAAAGTCTATTTGCCCCCATTCTCTTATATCGTCCGCATCCAAATGGTCGCATAAATACTCTTTGTACTTATTAAGAATATCAGATAGCTTTATATCCTCTGGCATATTAAAGTACACTTTTTCAAAAGAATCGCGCATGAGATTAATCATGTCGCTTTTTACATATTTTTCAATCTGCTCATTCATCCTATCTTTCAAGAAGTTGGCATAAGCAGATAGATTCACGCCGCAAGCGGCTTCACCTAATATTTTTTCTATCTTCTCGCATATCCCATTTCTGAACTTATAGCTTTTACAGGCTGAATCAATAGCATCGTTGATAGTTTTTTCTATACCATCTTCGATACGTTTACGAATTTCGCCGCTTTCTTCCATCGCTTTGATTTTAACGGATGCGATTTCATTGATATTAATTTCCATAATGATTATTATTTAGTTCGTTATTGTTCAATTTGAAGTTCCTGTGATATTATTCCAGTACCTCCCAAAAGCTGTTTAGTACTATTGGGATTATCAGTTTTGGCCATAATGTTTAAAACCTGCGCTTTTACTTTATAGCCTTCTATGACTACCTTTCCCAAATCAGCAATGGTTTTTGCGGTATTGACATCTATCTTTTCATTGGCAGATGCATTAGGATCACTATTGTTTTTCAGCATTTCGATAGCTTCAAACAAGTGTGTATTCAAACTATCTATACTAATGTTATTCTTCATACTTTTTAATCGTTTTTTTTAGTTTTCCATAAGCTCTGATAGCTTTCTTCAGCTCAGGTGGGTAGCGGTGAATCGTATTAGATATCATATTCTCAGACTTACTCACAAGATAAAGATTGGATATATCCACATTCAGTTTATTGCCGTCCCGAAATCGAATAACGCAATCAGAGGGAATCGCCCCATTGTATTTAGTCCAAATTAATCTGTGCTTCAATTCAAACACATTGGGTTCAGTAGTCTTTACCTCAATATATCCGTCTCTGGTAATACGTTCATACCCAATCGGTTTATGATTCTTTGGAATATCCCCCTTTTTAAAACGCGTCTTCTTCGTTTTCTCGATCTGAGCAATAGACATATATTCTGTTTGCTTACATCCTTTGTTGGCCGGTTGATGTCCTTTTTGAAAGAACCCCTTTGAAGAATGTTCTAACATGAATTCCGGTGACTTCCTAAGTTTCAGTTTAAAAGCCCTTCCTCCAACGGCACTTTCAGTTGAGCCAAGGAGTGAAGCAATTTCCTGATTAGTATGATTCGGATATAAGGCAATCAGTTTTTCTTGCTTTTTAGGACTCCATACCTTTACATCAGATGAACGCTTCAATCTACGACATTTTGCCTTTGCTCTAACAGCACTTTTCGTCTTACCCAGAGACTGGGCTAATTCTTTTAAATCAGCAGTGGGATATTCTCTGTCAAGAATAGCTAACTGTTCATTACTCCAAGTCTTATTCATTGTGTACCTTGAAAAAGAGGAAACCGTTAGGCTTCCTCTGTGTTAGTATTATCAAGCTCTTTCAGTTGAGCATTGAGCTTCTTTTGTTTCTTCTCAAATGAGGCACAAAGTTTTTTGTTTAATTCAAGATATTCATCCGGATACTGTTCAGAGAACAAAAGATTCTGGCATTTCTGCAAATAAGGATAGAAATTCACATTGTTATCTGACAAAGATTCAGCGATGAAAGCTCGATACCATTGTGCCCTATCAGCTTGATTATTTTCAATATACTTCATAAAATCACTCTTTTTATCATATTTATCCAAGCCGAGTGATTTAAGAAAAGAACTCTTGCAGTGGCTGAGAATCATCACATCAAATACAAGCTGTTCATTGGTGGTTAACTCAACTTTTCGCTCATGGTAAGGTTTCTCTTGTGCCCAGGTGCGCAGGGTTTCAGCAGTCTTTTCCACTACGATCTCTTTTGCTCTTTTCAATTGAGCTTCTATTTTTTCCTTCTCGATTTCTTTAGGATCAGCAACAGCAGAGGTACTGGAAGTTAGTTCTTTCCTTGTATAGTAGAACTTCACCTCAAATTCAGGGTTATAGTAGCCAAAGAACGAAATACAACGATAGACTTCACCTTCTTCAAGCATTTTCAAGGTGCGTTCATCATCAGGTTTATAATAACATGAGTATCTAAAGACTTCATTAGGATTAACAATTTCAAATCCAAGTTGCTTTACAGCCTCTAAGGTTTCAGCATACGTAGCCTTTCGTTCATCGCTCCAATACGAATCTGGAGAAGCTACAATTACTGTTTTTCCGAATGAAAGCGGCTCTCCAGTCTTAACAAGATTATCACTCTCAAGCATAATCTTCTGTATCACATAAGCTATTCGCTTTTTATTGAAACAGGTAGCATTTGTACATCGGGCATCCTTACTGTTCATTTCATAGAACAAACAACCATGATTACAGGTATTAAATTCACATTGAGAACATTGTTTAAATTCTCCATTCTCCCAATTATCAGCCTCTTCGTCAATCCAAGCAGCTTTTGCCAAATCCATAAATGAATCACTTACAAAATCTCTAATCATTGCTGTAGTGCATTGCCCGTCCTCTTCCTCATTAAACTCTCTTTGAGTTTCTTCGTCAAGTTTTGAAAGAAGCATTGCGCCAGATAATGGTATTTCACCATTTCTTACCCTCTCTTTCAACTCAGGAATAATACCGTTCAATTTTATACGATCAAAAACAAAGCGAGCAGACTTCCCAAATTTGAGAGCAATGTCCTCATAGCTACGACCTCTCTCTATCAATTGAGCAAAAGCAAAAGCCTCTTCAATGGGATCAACGTCCTTGCGTTGCAAGTTCTCGGTAATCATAGCGTCGAAAGCCTCATCATCAGTCATCTCTCTGACAATGCAGAAGATTGTTTGATACAACTCTGTTTTTTTACGATGGGCCTTGATTTTGGCAATGTTCGCTTCGTCTTCCTTTGCTTTCAACCGTTGAAGAGCACGGAAACGGCGCTCACCGCAGACAATCTCATAAGTGTCTTTCACATTAATAACCTCACCGGTATCTTCATCCAAATATGGTGCCTCAGATGTAGGTCTGACCGTAATAGGCTGTAGTAGACCTTGTTTCTCAATATTGGCTGCAAGTTCTTCAATAGCAACTTCATCGAAAGTCTTTCTCGGATTAAGGGGTGAAGCACTAATTTTCTCGATTTTAATTTTCTGAATTTCCATAATTCTTTTTTTATATTGGTTTGACTTTTAGTTCCTTACATCAGTAAAGTTATCGTAAATTGACAAGTTATGCAAACAGAAACTTCGCCATTTTAGCGCCATTTTCATCAAGGCTTATTACGTAACTGGATGAAATCTAGCCTCTCGTATTTACGAAGTAACTCAATATCTTTTTCGCATACATTGGCTGTCGTTTCACCATTTACAGTTATGCCAGAAGGAAGATTGCATAATTCTCTAATCAGTCTTATGCACTCAATCTCATTCGTTTTCCAATAGATTGTGATTTTCATCTTCTCTTAATAGTTTAAATCCAGTCGCTGATTTCGCTTTGAGAATAAATTCAGCAGCTTCATCCGTAGTTACAGTAACCCGAACACCAGTTAAATTAACGTTCTCCGCAAACTTAGGCTTTTGAAATAGCAGCTTACATGGTTTATCAAATTGTATCCACCAATACAATAATTCAGCCAAATAAGTGTCTTGTATCTTGATTATATAATACTTAGGTTCCAGCATTTTCTTCGTTTTTCATTTTATAAATTATATACCTACCAGGCGTTTTAATTCTGGTTTTATCAGAGGTAGACTTTCCAATGCTATCAATGCACTGTTGAATATACTTCCAGACTGGATTGCCTATCTCACCGTAATTGGACAGGACATAGATTTGATTCTGTTCTTTTTCAGAAAGATTCAAGTGTTTAAGACTTTCACATAAACCTTCAAAATTTCGGGGCTTACCATCTTTTTGAGATAAAGGAGATGAAAGATAATTTCCTCCTCTATTCCCCAATGGGGGTAAGGGGGAGGATAATTTATTATCCTCATTATCATAATCATTATCAAGGTTATTTGGGTTGCCAGAAAACCCACTGGGTTTTATTGGGTTATTTGGGTTTTCACGAGTTTCGTTTCTTGGTCTTCCACCCTTATTACCGTTAGTCCTATTTCTCTCTGTAATAGCTAAATACTTCTTGGCATCCTTATCAATTGTCGGTTTTATAAAGTTGAAAGCAATCTTTGCCAATGGTTTCAACCCCTGAATATTTCCCGTTGTAGCATACTCGACAATGCTTTCGTAAATTTCCAGCCTGACATCATCCGGCAAATCCTTAATAGCCTCTCTCCACTCTTTATAAAACACAAATGATTTACGTTCCATACATCAGCACATTACAGTCTCTTTCAGATAACTCGTTACTTCACGGATAAAATCATCCAATGAACGACATAACACATATTTATTACCTACAGCCTCAACTTCCTTCTGCCAGAGCTTCTGAGAATCACGCTGGGTGCCGTTAGGTGTTTTCATCTCGATACAAAGTGAAGCATACCCATTCTTGGGAATAAGCAGTATCAAATCAGCAACACCTGCAAGGGCACCTTCAGCTTTCAGCTTACCACCAGTCACCTTATCACGTCTGCCACCATTAGGAACAGCAAAAAGAAGACTTTGCAGCTTAGGGTAGGCCAAACGAAACCAGTCTATACAGGCGCATTGAATTTGATGCTCAAGATCAACTGGCTTCTTACGAGAGGGCTGGTTACGTTCTTGCTCTAAAAACTCATCATAGGTCATGGTTATTTCTTTTTAACCTTACCTGAACCTTTAGCACTCGGCTTTTTCTTTCCTTTGGGAATCTCTTCCGAATTATCAGGAATAACACGGGTATTACGCCCGGTTTTATCAATGATAACAGCTTTGCCGGCTACTGTGATTGAAGTCCTGCAATTATCAGGCAAAGAGGTGATGAAATGGCTTACAACAGGAGAATTTGCAGCTTCAGCTATACTATCAAGATGTTCCGGACGTTCTGCATATGGATATACATCCATAAGAGGTGTTTCAGACACTGATGCAATGATATAATCAGCCATCGTACCTTTCATGCCTTCGTCCAGCTTCTTAACAGCGTCACGCAGGTCGGCAGCTTGTACCAACACCTGAGTGGATGTTTTCTTTTCGGCACAACTTTTTTCATCCAGAGTAATAAAGACCAGTTTGCATTTGAACCAGCGGTCGGCGGCCTCTTCTTCACTGGGGAATAATTCGCTATAGTTGGCACGTTTGATGTCTGATACTGTAAATTCGCCTGAAATAAACGGTGTCATTTCTTCAATTATACGCGCTTCGGCTTCTGTGAAGCTGAGAGCATCCACAAGATAAGGTTCCGTGACCTTCTTGTTCATACCATTTTCCATCACTTTCTCGTAACGGATTTTACATTCAAACCATGTATGCATCATATATCCTTTTTTTTGTTCAACTTCTTAATCATCTGTTTACATCGACGAACCAGGTCCTGATCAGGCGAAACCTTTGGTGCAGTACGTTCAATAAAAATGGAGCACTGCCTTAGCAAATGCTCTATTGCCCGGATGTCAGTTCTAGAGATATTCATTAGAAATTCAGAAAGCGTTCAAACTCTTCCACCTTGATATCACGTAAAAAAACTGTAAAGAGTACATTTTTCACTTTGTCGTAAAGCTCCCGAAATTGAAACTCATCCATTTCTTCAAAAGATATGGATTTGGGAACATCCACCCACTCTTTCGTCCTTAGATTAAAGACTGTATCACAATGGCCAGCAGCAACCTCAACAGTTTTACGAAAGCGTTTCACATCATTCTTAAAATGCTCGCACACCTTTTCATTCTGATACTCCCAGGCGAGATCTATCATTTTAAAATACTTGTTATTAAATCCAACGTTACGAGGCTCTGTAATCTTTGCCTTATACATTTTACCGAGTACTAATTTCTTTTTTTCGTCATAGTCTCTATCATAGCAAGGCTTAAGACCTTCAGGAGTATTCAATAGCAGGATTTCCATAACTTTACGGATTTGGTAACACTATATCTTCTCGTTCCCAAGGTAAAATATGCTCCTGAGATGGGGAAGGTGATACGGGAACTGAAGGTGTTTGTTGTTTAGATGTCAGCATTTCCATCCCCTCAACATGCACTTCAGTTATATAATGTTTCTCACCTTTCTTTCCATCATAAGATCTTGTTCTCGATTTACCCTCAATATAGAGTTTATCTCCCTTATGGATATAACTCTCCGCTACCTCAGCATATCCTTTCCATAATACTAAGTTATGCCATTCGGTCCGTTCTGGAACTTGCGTACCATTAGGTAAAGTGAACGCTCTGTCTTTTGTAGCAAGAGTGAAAACGGCCACCTTAGCACCGCTTTCCAATGTTCTAATTTCGGGTTCCTTGCCAACATTCCCGATAAGTGTTATTCTATTCATCCGATTTTAGTTTAATTTGAATACTGTCAGACTTATTTGTAATTGTCAGATATTTAGAGTACAAATCGGGGTGATCTGCCTGAAACTTCTTTGAATCAAATTTCTTTTGTTTGGAAGCTACAGTATAGCTAACTTTTAACCTCCCAACTTCACAGGATTTGATACCCTTTTCCTTCATTATTTTTTTCAAATCAGCCCTATACCCATCCCTCACTTTCTCTAATGCTTCAATAGCTTCTTCAACTTCGATTATTGAATTTAGATTTTGAACAGCAATTATTTGATTATCATTTGCTGGTACAAGAGCAGAAGCTACAAACTGTTGGCCTCTCTTTTCGGATTCAAGAAGCCGTATCACCTCAGAATCTGGTTTTCTCTCGATCACTACTACCTCAGACTTTTCGTCACGGAGCCAGATGCCAAAGAGTTGATCTACTTTAAGCAAAGGATTTTGAAGTTCAAAAAGATAGGCGCAAATAGAGAGTTGCCATGACAAATACTCTTTATCAAGAGAATAAGTTGTCTTTATATCGCATAGAGCAATCTTATCAACTTTCAACCAAACATTATCAATTTGAGTAGCGAAATACTCATTGTCTGATACCAGATATTCATTGGCTAGAGGAACATAACCGGCAGAAGTACGTTCTTTCAAATAATTAGAAGCCTCGATGCAGTCAGTGCACAAACCTGTTTCATCAACAAATTGGCATTGCGAATGAATAAAACGTCCTTTGGCCGCCGCTTTTTCTAAAATATATTTAGGAATCTTACCATATTTTCCTGGAAACAATTGCCTGCCAATCATACCGGTAATTCCGAACAGTTCCTTGTCTCCAAGGAAATAAGTGTGGTCTTCCTCATTGAAGACCACATTTGATTTTATCAAATCTATCATACACTTTCTTTTTTGGGGTAAATAATACTCATTTGCTTTGTCACATCAAGAAACTCCTTGTTGTTCGTCAAAGGCTTATTTGCATACCAGACCTTTTCAAGCTCTTCCCTACTTTTAACCTCTCTCATATCTTTAAGAGCCTTTTCCAAATCAGATACCTTAAATGTAGAATTAGCAGGCTGTGCAGCCGGAACAGGTGTAATTCCGCCCTGATTATCCTGAAAAGGTGGAGTTGTATTATATTTAGTATTGTTGGATTTACCATCATACCCGAAATAGACATCAGCAGCAACTCCAAGCGCTTTCATGGACACTGACAATGCATCAGTTAATGCCATCTTATAGCATTCATCACTAACGTAAGGGCCATTTTTCTCTTGATCTACAAAAGATGAACCACCAGTGCCAGGAATAGCGGCAGACCATTCATTACCAATCTTCACATAAAGATTGATGTTGCAGAAAGCACGAATCTGTTGTTCAAACGATTCAAGCCATTGTTTGACAATCTCATATTTCCATCCAATGCCACAAGTTCCAAACACTTCTGTCATCTTCTGGATGCGCCACATTGGGCTAATGTCACTTTTACCTCTGAGACGTCCTGCCTGAATTTCTCTAAGAGCTTCTGCTGGTACACTTTTAACACCGTTGAAAATACTGAGATTCATTTCCTGTTCTTCAACACTTGGATAAGTATTCGCGTTCATAATTTAATTTATTGATTTGACTTATAGTTTATTACATCTATAAAGTTATCCTTTATTGACAAGATAAGCAAACAGAAACTTCGCCATTTTAACGCCATTTTCACCATTTAAAAACCCCGAAGAGTATTCTCCGGGGCATTTACATGATAACAACTTCAGCTCTAATAGAAACACCCATGCAGCCTTTCGGCGTCTTTCCGTCGTGTCAGCCAGAATCTATACCAGCAGCCCGTAAACTACATGAGCCTTTTTGCTTCTATTTCGCTTCTTCCATCCTAAAGGCTTGTGGAGAAACCCGGACTCGAACCGGGATTGCAGCGTTCCAACCGATTGGCCACTTACAGTGTGAAGTGCAACGAGTATCTGCATAGCTTTCTAACGTCTACCAATTCCGCCATTTCTCCGAAATAAAAAAGGTGTACTATCTTCACAGACGATACACCCAATACTAACACAAAATAAAACACGACAAAACTACTAAATTTCATTAAATGCATTCCCCCTCGCGGGTTACTTGTTCCCGGATAAGCAATCACGCTACACCGGGATGTAAACAAACTACTTTAGGAATAATTATAAATCAAATAAATACCGGGGCTGTCCCGACGGTGTCCTTTTCACCGGCATTATTGGTTAATAATATGAGGACTATCCTCGTGGACAATGCGGGACTTGAACGCCGCGACCTGTACATGATGAAACCATTAAAAAGATACCATGACAAACTACCAACACTATTTCATGTACCGCTCTACCTAACTGAGCTAATTGTCCGTAATGCCACCGACCACAGTCGGTGGACTTTTAATTGATTGATGATGCACCATTGTTATGATACATATTCGCTTTCACAAGTTACTTGCTCCGGTGGACGGACTCGAACCGCCGACATTATGATAAAACCTTCAAAAAATCATACGCTCTACCAACTGAGCTACACCGAAAAACCTATTATTTATCAGCTTTCTTTTTCGACTGCTCTTCGATTAGATGCTGGATTGTCAACATCACCAACACAAGCGCCATAATAATTGCGCCAGCAGCACGTTCCTTTGCACTGGCTCCATCGCCATCAGACAACCAAACTGCCGCCCACATTGCGCAGATAACTGCCAGAATTTGAACCACTCTAATTTTTCTCATTCTTTTGACTTTTACGTTTTCGTTTATACTTTTTCTTTCTCGTACACCTGCAATGCCTCAGAACTTGAGCGGCATTGCATCGCCATTTACCATTTTGGCTATTAGACGGCTTATCGCTATCAATCTCCCCGGCTTCTATAAGCCTCATCAACTTCTTCTCACCACCGACTATATACGCAGCTTTATCCTTACTAAATGCCTCAGTAGACATCACATCAAGAATACTGTCAAGCAATATCTCAGCGGTGCCATTTGCATACGCCACGTCCATAATTCTAAATGGTACGGGTAACAGTAAAAACGCCCTTCTCACTATCGGATTTTATCTCCCATTTCTTTCCAGGCTCCTTTTCCTTAAGCCGATAGGATATCAGATTAAGGATATACGCCCTTTTGGAAATAGGAAAAACCTCTTTTGCATCCTTCTCCATCTCACGGATGATGCACATTACACTTTTCTTATTTTCTTTCATATTAGTTATTTAACTGATTATTATATGATTATAAAAAGACCTCCGATTCAAGATTATTCGCTAATGTAAATTGAACCGGAGGATTGCTTAACTTTGAAGTGAACAATTTAAAATTAAGCATTATGAATAATATCGAAAATGAGCAGATACTAAATTCAGCCTATAAAAAAGCATTAGAACAAAAAGCTGAATGGATATTTAAAATCCAAAGTACCATACTATTGGTTTCGTTTACAATATTTGCGGTATTGGTCTCTTTAAGCAATTCTTCAAAGGACAATCGTTACAGTCAAATCTTCCTTTCGTTGGTAATACTATCCAATGCAACCTGTATCCTTTTCTCGAGTATAACCTTATTCGAGAATAGAGTAATGAGCAATGCAATGATACGCAAGGTTCAGGAATATATAAAAGAATATATCCGTTATAGCTTACATGAAGCCATAAAGCCCGTATCTCCAATCTTACCACGAAAAAGACTCTTCGCAATCTGTGAAATAGCATCCTACATTTCATTTTTGTTTTTCATTCTTTCATTAACAGTATATGCCATTCACAGATTATTAACCTAAGAGTTTCTTCTTAATTGCATCAAGCAGCCCCGTTGCCTCGATGTACTTTAGAATCTCTTCCTCACCTATCCGGTCAAGGGTTACATCAATACCATACTCAGAAATGAGATTGTATATTCCGTGATACTCAATCACGTCTTCAATAGGGATCAATTTCAATAAATCCCTTGTTTCAATGTCCTTATAAACGTGCATAAGCTTTCAATTAAAGTTATTCAATTCCTAAGATCTTCGCATATGCAGCATAATTGCTACGCTCAACATTTACATCTTCCTGATACCATTTTGCTCCTTTCTTCCATTCTTCATAGCACTTAGGGCAAAACCAACTGTTCAGAACTGCTATATAATAGCCATTCTCGGCAGTATCATTACAAGAGTCACAGATGGCTTCACCGCCCCACCCTATGCATTCATTTCTGGACACATCTATTATGAGGAACTTGCCACATTCAACTTTCTTCGCCATAATCTAAAAATTAAAATTAGAAGTGATGAGCGGATTCGAACCGCTGACCGCACACCTAAATGTACTGCTCTGACCTCTGAGCTACATCACCTTTATATACTATTTTCAAAAAAAATAAATCTATATACTCACCGAAATCCTCTGCTATTCGGTTGCAGGGTAATTTTTGCACCTCGCTTTTATTGCTGATTACGGTGCTACGCCGGTGTACCAAACCACCGTTTTACTACAGCCTAACTACCTACCCTCACGGGCTTCATATTTCTGCTACGTAAACCAATTTCCATAATGTCATAGAACTCTTCTCTTATAGTTCCCAGCCTCCATTCAATGGCAGGCTCAATGGCCGGACTGGGTGCCGGGAAATCCCGGCTTTATAGTTTTTGGTTTGACTTGCAAATGGAGAGTATTCGCCCGGACGGTTGGCTTCGCATATACGCGTTTCTATGCAATGCCCCAGCTTCTTTTGCCCGGTAAGAGAAATACCTTCTTGCGAATTACTCTTATTTAGTCACCTACGTAGTGGGCTCCAAACCTTCCGGTACTGTTTGGATTGTAATACGCAGATGCGGATGTAGACAAATCATTATAATTTGCAGGCTTATAGCAGTTAAGATAAGTAAGAGAACTTCCATTCTTGGCAGAGTTCCAAATACGCTTTAAGCATTCTCCGAATGAATAGCCTTGCTTTTTCAAGTAGTTATACAAAATATGTGCATCACTCATTATCTTTTTTAAATTGTACTTTTTCATTTTAGCGTTTATTTTAAGTGAAACATTCCTTTGAAAAATCAATCTTTATCTCTATATTTGGAGTATTGATTGATTGATGATGCAAATGTAATCCAAATATGGATATTTTGCAATCATTTTACGGATTTAGTTATCCATATTTGGATATATTAACTTTAAAAGGATTGTTATGATTAGTAGAATTAAAGAAGTTATTGCTTACTACAAGCTAACTGACAGGGCATTTGCCATAAAATGTGGCATAAAGCAGAACACTTTGAGCAGACAACTTAACGGAGTAAGTGAAATCAGTGTACCAACGATTAATGCAATATTGGATAACTATGATGATATATCAGCAGAATGGCTACTTCGTGGGAAAGGTGAGATGCTAATATCAGCAAATCAATCAAAAGACGAGAATACAGAACGTATTTCTCGGTTGGTAGATACTATCGCCACACTCCAGGGTACAATCAATGAACAGTCAAAAACAATTCAAGCGCTTCAAGAGAAAGAGAGAAGATTGAATGGAGAATTGGCAATGTTAAAGAATGAACGCAAAAACGGTTAATTACTATATATTATGGATGCACAATTATGGATTAAAATTATTGTTTGTTTGGGTATTGTAGCACTAATATTCAAAGATAAGGTAATGGATTATCTTCGCGAAAAGATGCTGTTAAACCTCTCAAAAAGTAGTTATTTCAGGTGGGTTATTGGAATAACTGTGGTCATTGTATTTCTCGTAGCATTTAACTCTGGTCCCAACACCAGTAGTTATGAAGACCCGGTTCAAAAAGAAGTTTCACATAAAGTAAGTACAGCATTTGAAGCAGCAAAGAAAGCGGTCAAAGCTAAATTGAAAAGTCCTTCAAGTGCTAAGTTTGCTTCTCAAGCGGATGATGAGTCAAAGTATAAGATTAACGATGATGGGAGTGTACTAATACGCTCTTATGTTGATGCCGATAACTCATTCGGTGCAAACATAAGAACCTTTTTTATGTGTACAGTAGATAGGTATGGTGAAGTAAAAGATTTATCTACATGGGAGCCATGACCTCACTAAATACTAACAATTATAGATAACATAAACTAATAATATGCGCAATTACAGAACAGCAGCCCCAGAAGATGAAAGAGAATATCCTCTCGTTATCACAGCAGAAGAAAAAGATAAGGTACTCAATGCAATCCTTGTAACTGCAAAAGGTTCTAGAGATGCAGAACTTTTCTATGAGGACATCCCAGGACTAGAAATCAGTAATGACCAATATGAAATGGTTCTTGCAGAGTTCAAAAAGAAAGGTCTTGTGGATTATACCGGATTTGGCTATGAACAACTCACACTTTCTTCTGAAATATCAAATTTTGCGCAAAAAGGAGGATTTACATTTGAGAGAGACCTTTATGTCTTACAGGCAAATGTAATTGAGCAAATTTTCCAAAAGATGGAAAAGGAACTAACACCCAATACAGCCGCTAAAGTTAATAGCATAATTGAAAAGGCTAAAACACTCAGCGAACTTGCATTGGGACTAAAAGAATTGCACCAGTTTCTCAGTAG